CTCACTTTAGAATCATCGCCTCCTTCCATTCCGTCTGATATGTATTCCAGAATACATAACTCATTAGACATGTCAGAGCTAAAGTTTATAACACCATTAGCTTTGTCGATGTTGTATGTAGGGTTAGCGTTTGCAGTCTCTGTATTCAATCCAAATCTAGCACCAACCTTGTAATCAAAGACCCAGTTACCATCTATAGTCCATCCATATTTACCATAGAAAGGTCCACCGCCTAAGTAGATTGTTTTGTTTTGCTGAGTAAGTCTATCGTAATCAAGTATGGACGTACCTTCAAGTATGTCTCCATTCTGATCAAATAAAACATTACAGTTATTGTCTTGAAGATAACTGTTACTAGACATCACCTGTATATTCTCAGATAGAGGTCTTAGCACACCGTCCTTGTAAACAGAAATCCTAACGTAGTTTACGTAATCTGGAGGTAAAATAAATTTCAAGTCTTCACAAACACTCATCTCAAGAACTTTAATTTCCTTCATAGCGTCGTAATTGATTTCTTGAATACCTCTCTTAGCGTGAAATAAAACGTTATATTTGTTTACGTTGTTTATAAGCTTGTCATTACCGACATACATCAACATGAAGTTATTGACAATGTCTCCTAACGAAGTATACTGGTAGTTACCCCAGTTTTGATTCTGAGGTACTGATCCAGAGTTTTCGTAGTACTGATATCCGTTTAAGTATGCCATATATTATCCTTGTGCTTGTTGGTTTTTAAGTTCTTCAGTATTACCAAAGGTGTTAACCTCTGTCTCTCTTATAGATAATCCTGCAAATTGTAATATCTTATCTACCAATAACGGCTCGTCAGTTAGAGGAAGCTCAAAGTCTTGATAGTCAGAAGCTGACTGATCAAACAAAGGCTCACCACCAACGATGTTTGTGTAAGTCCACTTAGGGTCTCTAGGGTATCTTATATACTGCAAGGAAACTCCTGTGGCTATTGTTACAGGGTATACGGTAACTAAATTATCGTTTAAAGTATAAGCTGGATATAACGTGCTAGGAGCCGTAAGGTTTGATGAATTAAGATATAAGAATTTATCAGCAGTGACCTTATCAATCTCTTTGTTACCATATCTTAAGCTGTTAATGTAGTAACAATTTTCTGGAACTGTAAAGTTTGAAGTAGTTGGAACATTTGTCAGCGTACTTACAACAGATAGTCCGTCTATAACGTTTTCAACATTTCTTACGATATCGGCAAGTCCAGAGCCTGATTGTCTAGCGTTTTGCTTAATTATCCATAAATTATACTGATAAAAGTAGTCCTCGAAAATAGAAAGTTGAGCCTGTTTAGCAAACAAGTTAAAATCTTCTGGCGTAATATAACCAAAATTATTCTTGTTAGCAGCCGACATTACAGTAGCTCTTACTGAATTAATCATATTTAAAAAGTTTTTACAAAGATACTAAAAAAAAAGCACCCTAAAATAGAGTGCTTGTTTGTAATAATGTAAAAGGCTTTATGCGATAGCAATACCAGATACAGCGAATGGTAAGTTCATTACTTCGTAAGTAACCTTTGTCCACGCTTCTTCTAATGTAGCAACAACAGCAGCTTCAATTGCATCTCTTTGAGTTTCAACTCCAGAACCTGCGGTAGCATGAGTAATAGTAATTACTTTTCCTGCTCCATAAGTAATAGTAACAGTCGTAGTAGATGCTTGTTCGATAAGTTTAATGTCTGTAGCCGAAACGATTTGAAATTGTTCGTTAGTTACAGGAATGCTTAAAAATTTTTCCATTTTATATTTTTTAACGTTAATAATATTTTGCAAAGATAATAAAAAAAATGCACCCTTATCGAGTGCATTCTTGTAGTAATGTATGAAAACTTACAGCTTGTTTTCCAGTAATCTTAACACTTCGATACCTTCGTCTGACTGTAGGAATGATGTTAAAATAAATAATGGATCCTCACCGAAAGGGACTGTCAATAATTTTTTCTTGTTCTGAGCTAAGTTGTAGTAGATATCTCTATTCTTATTTCTAAGAGTTAATAAGTTTTGATCTAAAAATTTAGCAGCAGTGTTTTGTAATTCTAGCATCGGGTCGTTTAATATCTCCAAGAACTCCTGAGGATTTCTTTTAGCGTAAATTAAAACATCCCTTTTAAGTTCTACTGTAGACATCTTGTCGATTTTTGATCCCAATAATACACGAGCAACAGTCTCTAGTTTTTCAACCGTTAAATCCCTTGCTGATATCTGAGCGTCTAACTCGTAGTTTAATTTGTCAACATCCGAGTAAGCATCCTTCTCAGTGTTAACCTCTTCAAATATTGTTCCGTTCCCAGGATGGTAACTTAAAAACTCCTGCAATACAGGGTTTGTTCTTGAAACAGTTAATGCGCCATCGACAAATACAATAGGCTCTAAAATTAGATTACCATCTTGCATGTCTTCAAAAGGACTTTTTTGATTTTTAGCGTATCTTAACGCTCTGTTTGTTTGCTTTGTTTCATCAAAATAAAACAGGTTTGATCTGTTTGTGTTTTTAGATGGTAGCATGTAGCTCAAAGGCTTGAACTTTCTTTTTAAGACATAGATTTTGTCTTCTGAAACTTTTACTGAGTTTTTCATTTGATATGATTTAATTTGTTTTTAATTTATTAAAATAAAAGAACACGGCGATAATCACCGTGTTCTTTGTATTATTTATTCTAGTTTTCGAATAACACGAAGTTATTAGCACCTAAAGTACATAAAGCTCTTTCTGATAAGAAGTGAACTTCCATTGCATCTAAGCTTGAAGTAGAAGCTCCTCCAGCAGATCCAGTGATCCACGTTTTGTAACGTCTGTCTTCAGTTTCAGAAGCACGGTATCTTACGTGTAAGAATGGTCTCTTAGCGTTTTTACCTAAAACTTGGTCGTAAACAGTTGTAGAACCAGCAGGAACTAAAACTCCATTTACTGCACCACCTGTAATACCACCACGAGTAGTAGCATCATTTAAGTATTTCCAGTCAGTTTTGTAGAAGTCATAACCTCTTCTGAATCCTGTGAATCCTAAGTTTAACGCCATGTCTTTATCATTGTCGAATAAACCGTATGAAGTACCACCAGCTCCGTAAGAGTTTTGAGCAGCTAACATATCATCCATGTCGAATGAGAATTGACGGTTAACAAATAATGCATTCTCTTGAATAGCACCTTGCTTGTCTAATCTTTGGATAATTGAATCGAAATCAGCTAAAGTAGTTGGGTTACCACCAGCGTAAACGTTTCCTCTTTGTCCTACAACATAGAATAAACCTTCAGAACCTTTGTTACCAACATAACCTGAAGTAGCAGCAGCACCTGAGTTAGTCTCAGCTGGAACAGCTTCAATCATAGACATTTCTAAGTAGTCTTCGAAACGTAAACGAGTTTCATGCTCAGCTTTGATATACCATAAGTAACCTGTTGCTCCATTTTCTGTTGTAACCTCAACCCATCCGATTTGAGCCATTTCAGAACCTGAAACTGCATACTTATCTTTGATGATGATTGGAGAGTTCTCGAAGATGAAATCCGATGGCTCAACTGATTCAACCATTCCTTCAGTTCCTTTTTTAAACTCAGAACCGTAAACGAAAGCTGTAAATACTTTACCAGAACCTGCAACTCCAATACCACCTGCTTCGTAGAACGCAACGTCAAATTCTCCGTTTGCATAATCAACGTCAGTAATGATAGCCTTGTTAGAAACTGTAGAAGCGTTGTCAGAAATGAAAACTGTTTGACCAACTCTGAAAGCGATCTGTCCGCTGCTTGCAGTAGTAGCTCCTGGTACTAATGTATCATTAACTTCGAATGTTGCAGTGTCAGCACCTAAAGTAGCTGTTGTTGTACAGTTGATGTACTTAGTATGTAAACGTCCTTGTTCTGCCCATTTGATAAGGTCAGAGTTAGATGGCATTTCAGCTCCAACTGCTCTTAAGAAAGAAGCGATTGTTCTGTTACCATATCTTTCAAACTCTTTTTCGTATGTATCAGGTAAATACTGATTTAAGAAATCGAAGTTTGTAATGTAATTTGATGAAAGAGTTTTTTTCTCTGTACTTGGTTGCAGGTTGAATCCTGGAACCGATTGTAAGCTACCAGCCATTTTTAATTGTTTTTAGTTTTTAATTGTTTTTTACACTTCTAATTTTAAGTCCTGAAGTACTCTCCGAACTGATTGCTTTGATTTGAAAATCATTGCTTGAATATGACTGAGGAGAGTTTCTCGTCTGCATATCAATGTTTTTCATCTTCATGTCTGAACCTTTTAGAGCGTCTGACTTTCCTTGTTCATAGAAAAATTTAGCCATCTTCTCTGGATTCATAGCAGCAGAAAGAGATCTGTGCCACCCAGCGGCGTCTTTAATTAACCCGTCCTCTCCTATATACCTTGAAATAAAGTTGTCAAGGTTTGATTGAGCTGATTTTAATTCATTTGCATCCCCAGGAGCAAACGTAATTGATTTGTCGCCAACATTGAACTCAAAACCTTTGAACTCATTACCGAAAACCTCCTCCGTTTTTTTCTGAAAATACTCAGATTTTTTTTGACCTTCTTGCTGAGAAGCATTTACTTCTTGAACGTATTTCTTGTAAGCCTCGTAGCCTTCTTTTTCTTCGTCAGAAACCAAACCTCCCCTTGACTCAAGAGGTGTTCTGTACTGTTCCTTTAAAGAATCCAAATACTTCTTAGCTTTAGCAAGCTCTTTTTTCTTAGCCATTTCCTTC